CAAGACCGAACGATACAAAGAGTGGATTGACCACCATATGAACGGCACAAAGATGGACAGCAATGTCAGATTCGATATACAGGCAGAACAGACAATGCCAGCCGATCAGGGGGTTGAGTTGTCTTAATGGAAGTGCCACGCCAATCGCCAAACGTAGCAGGGCAAGTAAAACAGGCCACATCGTTTGGCACCGTGGCGCAGTTTGATATTGTTGAGATTGGGCAAGTATTACAAGCACCTACACTGACAACAACCGAACGCAACGCACTTACTGCATTGAACGGCTGGATTATCTACAACACAACAGATGACCAGCTACAGGTGTATAAGGGCGGCGCGTGGGTAAACATAACCACATCGTAGATTATGAATGACACTAAACGAAGGCATCGAACTGGTATTAGATCGCGTAGGGTTAGACGCTGGTAACACAAGTTTCAAAAATCGCGCGCGCAAATACCTTAATCTGACAGCCATTGAAGTAAGCAATTTACTTAAATGGTGGTGGTTAGACCGAACGACAACGTTTAAAACTACGTTGACGTTTACCATTACCAGTGCCAGCGGTACGTTTACAGTAGGCGAAACGATAACAGGCGGCACAAGCGGAAAAACTGCAGTTGTAGATTCGCATGATACGACCAATAGCTTGTTATACGTTTACAGTGAAAGCGGCACGTTTACAGCATCAGAAACGCTTACTGGTGGATCGAGCGGCGTTACTGCAACGTATGGGTCATCTGCAAATACGCGCGTTTACACGCCGGTAGACGGCGCAGTAACAGCATGGTGGTCGTTCGTTAATGAAACAGATGAATGGCCGTTAGAGATTGTCGGGCCAGACGAGTATGATATGTCTGACGAAGATCGAAGTCTAACGGGTAGTGTTTATAAAGTGTTCATTGGCGGCGTTGATACGACAACGGGCTATCCTACCATCGAACTGTATTACACTCCATCCAGCACCAACGTTACCATTCGCGTACGCTATCAAATAGCTATAACAGAATGGGGCGCATCTAACGACAATCAAACGTTTTTAAAGCTCGGTTTTCCTCAGATAGCTGAGTCTGCGCTGATCTATGGCGCGGCCAAGCTATACTACGAAGAAAAAGGTGATGAAGCCGGCGCGCAGCGTGAAGCGGCTGAGATGAACCGCGTCATGCGCTTGATGATGAAAGCTAACCTGGCGCAGCAGGGCAACCGCAGATACCCGGCATCAGACCAGCCGTATTCGTTCATCGTTCGCACTGATAACTCTTTGGTAGTAGAGGCAAACTAATGCCGATTGTTGCAGAAACAGTTAGATACGGGCCGTGGACAATGGGCGTGCGCTATGATCTGGCAGCCGAAGATATTGCTGTAAATGGGTTGCGCGATATGCAGAACACGCGTTTGACACAGGCTGCAAGCGTCGAAAAAGTGTTAGGCGTTAAAAGCTATCAAGACGCATCGGCTATTACAGGCACGCCAACATTAACCGCGTGTGGACAGTTTCGTGCGCCGGCAAGTGGCACAGAGTATGTGTTTATTGTAGCCGGCACGAAGATGTATTACTACAACAGCGGATGGACGGACATAACTGGTTCAGTGACCATAACCGCTGCTGATGACAACACGTTCCAGTGGGTGCGCGCATTTGATACGCTCATACTGACTAACGGCGTGAATCCACCGATCAAATGGACAGGCACAGGCAATGCAGCTGCATTAGACGTAGACAGCCGATTTACTACAGCTGAACACGTTGCTTTCTTTGATAACCGCGTTTTTTGTGCAAACACAAACGCAAACAAAGATCGAGTATGGTATTCAGATGCCGGCGATCCAGAAACGTGGGGCGCGTCATCGTTTTACAATCTCGGTTCGCCTGTTACGGGGCTGCAGCCGCTACAAAACGCGTTAGCAATACATACAGAAGACTTCATCGCAATCCTACTGCCCACAGGCAACGCAACGATACCTTACCAACTACAGCAACGCACAACCACTGATCCACGCAACCCACAACAGGGCGGTTCGTTGTCGGGGCGCGCTATAGTGACCATACCTGGCAACGCACAGGTGTTTGTACTAGAAGACGGTATCTATATGTGGGCCGGCGGCGAAACCATAGAAAAAGTTAGCTACGCGTTGGATGAAGGGTATTGGCCCGATCTGACAAAAAACAGATTACACCAAACGTTTGCGGTGTATTATGCTGACGAAAACGAGGTGTGGTTTTGGCTGCCGAATAGCAGCACAAACTGCAATGAAATTATCGTCATGTCGTTGCGCCATAGATACGCAGATGAGGTTTCGGGGGAAACGCGGTTTGCCTTTTACGGGCCATTGAACGGTGCAGGGACAACGTTTGAGCGCAACTGTGCCGGCATTATTGATGACAAGCCACACGCCGGCAACTTTAACGGCAAGCTGTTAGATCATGCGCCCAGTGACTATTACAGCCATGAAAATGTCGCATACGATTCACATTTCGAAACATCTGCACCAGCACCGTTGGGCGGTGACGTTGACCTACGTTGGTTATACTCGCGCGTGTATTTTGATGGATTAGGTGCGTATACGTTAGGTGTCCAGCAAGAATCGCAAGGTGTTGGTGGCAATACGACGACATTGACGACGACAGGCGGCGGCGGTGTGATGGATTCGTTCACGTTGGGCGAATCGACAGTTGGCACAAAGCGCATGGTGTCAAAAGATATAGACTTGAAGGGATACGACCCACACAGCAGCCTAAAATTCACAAACAACACAGCCAACCAGCCGTTTAGAATTAGGCGAACGCATTTACAATACAAGGTCATTGGCCGACATAGAAAACCACGGGCAGGTGTTAATTAATGGCATTCGGACAACCACGTACAGTTAGAGCGCGTAGGCCGGCATCAGGCGGTTTTAATCAATCGCGTATGGTGGTCAACAATTCACCTATGGCTGCATTGGAAGATGCGTTAGAGCCAAAAACGGGCGGTTTTACGTTTCCCACTATACCTGGCGGCAACGTGGGTGGGCCGCCTTCTCGGTCATTCCTTACAACGAACACAGCAACTGCCCCTGACAGATTAGGCACTAATCAGTTTATACCGAATGATTACGGCGCAGCGATGCGTCAAATGCAGGGCGATGGTTCATCTGTTGCGCCGCCGGCAACGGGCGGTTTTGACCAATCACGCATGACAGTTAATAGTGCAGCATCAGCAACTGGCTCGATGGGTAGTCCACCATCTACTGGCGGTTTTGATCAATCGCGCATGGTTGTTAATCGGGCAAACCAGCAGCCAAGTATGTTTGATCAGTTTTTTAGAGAAGCAGATGCCGGCACTATGCGTAGTCCAGACGAATACCGCGCTATGGGGTTTGCCAATCAAGTAGACTACACAGGGATGCCTACTGTTGAAGGGGATGGAACGGGCGTTACTAATGTTGGAACAGGCGCATTTGATCCACAAAGCTATGAAAAACTTGGTATTAACGATCAAACAACAGAAAGAGCAAAAGCGGTAGCAAACCAATTTGCAACACGCGCAAATCCTGTAATAAAAAAACAATTTGCTACGAAAGCCGTACAGCCCGGAGCAGATAAGACAGCAACAGAGGCACAAGCGGCAGGAACTGATATTACAACACGCCAAGCAAATGTTGGAGCAGATAAAACAGCATCATCATTGGGCAGTTTTGGAAGAGGTGTCAAAACGCCTTATACAGCGTTGGGTTTAGAGGACAATTTGCAAGTAGGTACTGGCGATGTAATTGGCAGTGACAGCGTTGATGCTGGCGCGGACATGGTGCAAAGAGAATTACTTAACAGGTCTTTGAGCAACACCTTAATTAATCCTACAGACACATTAGCTACTTCAGCAGAAGCTAATGTTTTAAATCGCTTAAGTGGAAACCAATTAAGCGATAGCACCGCTATAGACGAAGCGTTAGCAGCAGCGCAAGTTCGTTTAGCTGACAGCGGCGTTGGATTAGGCGGTGATTTGGTTACTAATGCAGAGCAAGTTATCCAAGATCGTTTGATGGGTGGAACGAATCCACTGATCGAGCAGCAGCGCGCAGATTTCCTACGGCGCAGCGACCAGCAACAAGATCAATTGCGTGAACAGTTAAACAGGTTGGGTGTACTAAGAAGCGGAGACACAGCTGAAGCGTTCGGTGATTTTATAGGCGCACGCGAACGTACGTTAAATGATATAGATGCACGCGCATACGACCTACAATCACAGGCATTAGCTGATGCATTAAATTTTCAAGGCCGGCGTGACAGCTTAGGATTGGCTAATGAAAACTTAGCACGCGCTGCAATCGGCGATGTCGCAGGTTTGGCCGGCCAAATAGATGATAGAAAAGCTTTACAAGCTGGATTGGCAGGTGATGCTGTATCTCAAGCATTGGGATTGCAAGGTCGGCGTGATCAACTTGACATAGCAGGTTCAGAGTTACGAAGACAGGCTCAACAGGATGTTTTTGGAAGACAAGCGCAGTTATCTGGATTAGAAACAGACCGCATAAATAGACAAATAGCGCGCGACCAAGCTAACAGAGCAGAACGTGGTTTGCGTTCAGATTTAGTGACGGCAGAGCAGCAAAGGCGATTAGCTGGAGTAGCAGATCAAAGAGCGTCTGAAGCGTTGGCATCTTCTCTTACATCAGAAGATTTGCAGCGGCAGTTAGCAATTGCTGGAGATGTTCGCGCTGCTGATGCTTTAGGATCTTCATTAACTACAGAACGATTAGAGCGGTTGCTTGCAACGGCAGCAGATACACGCGAAGCAGAGGCGTTAGGATCGAGGCTAACTAGTGAACAATTAGAACGGCAATTGGCAACAGCCTCCGATGCCAGGGCAGCGGAAGCGTTAGGTTCTGACCTAACTACGCAAGCACAGCAAAGGCGGTTAGCAAGCGCAGCAGACGCAAGGGCAGCGCAGGGATTAGGTTCAGATCTTACAACACAACTATTACAACGTCAGTTAGCATTAGCGGGCGATGCGCGTGCTGCAGATGCACTTTCTTCTGATTTAACCACGCAAAACTTGTTACGCAATTTGCAGGTAAATGAAGATTTGCGTGAACGACAAGCATTAGGAGATACGTTTGCAACGACAGCACAGCAACGCCAGTTAGCAAGTGCAGCTGACCAGCGCGCACAGCGTGCATTGAATCAGAATATTTTAGATCAGCAGTTGCAGCGCGACCTGGCGGGCAGAGCCGACATACGAGCCGGCGAAGCGTTGGAGTCTGATCTTGATACTGCTGAACTGCAGCGTCGATTAGCACAGGCAGAAGTGACGGGTAGGTTTGACACAGGCGCAGCAAATCAAGCACCACTGGCTACTTTACAATCGAGGGCGTTAGACTCAGACCTTGCAACACAGAGACAACAGCGTGAATTAGCAAGGGTTTCGGATCTACGCGCAGGTAGAGCATTAGACGCAGATATAGCGGCACAGAATCTTCAAAACAGATTAGCACAATCTGCTGTTACGGGAGAATTTCAAACTGGGGCGAATCGTGCGCCAATTAGCACATTGGCACAGCAACAGTTTGATCTGCAGCGTCAGTTGGCATTGTCGGGCGATGAGCGCGCACAGCAGCAATTAGAGTCTGCTCTATTTGGTGCTGTTGAAGGCGAGGATGGCAGACAGCAGACGTTGACCGGGCGCGCATTTGATGCAGATGTAGCGTCACAGAATCTGCAGAATAGGTTAGCTGAAGCCGGCGTAACAGGCCAGTTTCAACGCGGTGCAAATATGCCAGCAGAGCAAACATTACAGGCTCAATTAGCACAACAAGACATTGAAAGTGCTATACAGAACAGAGCGATACAACAGGCTGCAGATGCGCGCGCAGATAGAGCGTTAGGCGCAGACATTTCTGCCCAAAACTTTCAGAATAGGTTAGCACAGGCCGGTTTGACGGGCGAACTGGATTTTGGAGGTAGTAGGCCGGCACAGCAAACGCTACAAGCACAGGCCCAGTTTGATGCAGCTGAACGCGCAGATCGAGCGTTAGACGCAGACATAGCAGCGCAAAACTTGCAAAATAGATTAGCACAGGCAGCCGTTACTGGACAGCTGGAATTTGGGGGTAGTAGACGACCAGAGCAGACTCTACAGGCGCAAGCACTATTGCAGGATATTGCATCACAAGAGTCTGCAGACGCGCGCGCAGATAGAGCGTTAAGCGCAGATATTTCTGCCCAAAATTTTCAAAATAGGTTAGCACAAGCTGGCCTTACTGGGGAGTTGGAATTTGGTGGCAGTAGACCGGCACAGCGTACAATACAACGCGAGTTGGCAGACCAGCAGATATTAGATGCGGTTGAAGGTAGGGGCCGCGCAGAGCGCGCGTTAAGAAGCGACATCAATGCACAGGCATTGCAAAACAGGTTAGCAGAGGCTGATGTGACGGGTGATTTCTTTGCACGCGGCATGGGTGGGCCGGCAACGCGAACACTGCGCGCACAGGCACTTGATCAGGACATAGCCGCGTCACAAGGTGCTGAGAGTAGAGCAGAACGCGCTATACAAGACGCGCTGTTTGGCGAGGTGGAAGGTTATACAACGTTGACGGGTGAGGCAGCAGAAAGGGCAGAAACTGGATTTGATCGTGAAATGCGCGATAGAGACATAGTGCAAGCGTTGGCGTTAGGTAAAGACGGTTACTATAGCACACCGGGCCGCGCAGCAATATTGGATAGGTTGTTAAATGATTCAGATTTGCGAAGAAATATTTACACGGATGATCCAGCCGGTGTAGATTTACCCGGATCACCAGACCCACCGCCCAGAACAACCCCAGTGGCAGGTCAGGCCGGTACACGAATGGATGAAGAAGGAAATCTATATAGATTATCGCCAGATGGTTTAGAATGGATACGGGTATAGTAATGAATCCTTATTTATTTGCCGCACAAATCGGTTTAAACTTAGGTCAAAGATATTTAGAAAATAAAGCGCGCGAAAAAGAGCAGCGTGCATTGAGGCGCGCACAAGAGAGACAGCGTGCAGCACAGCAAAAAGAAAATAATTACGCCAATTTGGTAAGCGCGTTTGGCGGCAGGGCAACGCCCACACAAGTGCCACTATCATTTAGCGGCAGCAACAAGGCGAACACTTTGCGGTCATTAGGACAGATCGCCGGCATTGGTTCACAGGCGATAGGTTTGTATGGAGGTTTAAAAGAAGCAGAATCGGCGCGCCAGGCTGCACAAGCTACGCAAGATTTACAAAGACAAGCTGCAAAGATGACGATTGATAGACAGTTAGGGGAGACGGCTGCACAGGCTGCACCACTACCTGAAGACCCGGCAACGTTTGGCGCGGCGTTGCAAATGTTACCACAAGGCGACCCCAGATTATTACAAACATTGGGTAAAACGCAAACACAAATTCCAGAAAATTTAAGCAATTACGGGCGAAGTGTGTTTGACGCTACAATGAATCAACGCCAGTTAGATGCTGCTAAACGAGCGCGCGAACGTGAGTTGTCTGATTTACAAAAACAATATACATCAGCGCGCATTAATGAATTGACTAATCCAACGCCAGAAGGTTTAACGCCTTATCAACAAATGCAAGCAAATGCAGCATTACGAAAAAAAGGGTTTGAATCAGCTAAAGGCGATGTAAAGGCATACATAACTAATAATCCATTAGGAACATATGAAAGCTATTTAGCAGAAGGTGGGATAAATAGTTTTGACTTAGACGCTGGTCAAATCCGCGATTTAAGAAATGTGTTTATAGTAGAGCAAGAAGGAATAAGAAAAGCCTTTAGTGAAGAGCAGATGACTTTATTAAACGGTTTAGCAAAAGATCCTGCAGTAAAGAAAATAGGCGCATTTCGAGATAGCTATTTAACACTTATGAGTGTTTTAGATGACATCGAGAAGAATGGAAACACTGGATCGGGTCAGATAGCAGCAATAAATGCGTTTCAGCGAATGATTGACCCTGCAACTGTGCGAGAGGGCGATGTTGAATTGATTAGGTTGGGGCAATCGAGAGCAGAGGCATACGCCACAGAGTTTAAGCGATTATATGAAAGCGGAAACGTGGTTGATAAAAATTTAGTATTAGAATTTAGACAAACGGCTAACGCAATGATGGGGGCTTACAAGCGTAAAGCTGATGAAATATTAAATGTGTTTCAATCATCACAAACAGATTTCTCACGACCATTAATATTAAACAATGTGCTTAAGCAGGGTTATGACAGAATGGTGGGGAGTAGCGTAGACAGTTTGCTAAAATTGATGCCAAACGCAAAAATACAACAAACAAACGATGATGATTTACGCAGTAATGTTAGCAAAGCATTAGGTCTTATATATGAAGGTAATTATCGTCAACCAATAAATACAGGGCAAGCTGGTGCTGGTGGATTGTTTTACAGATAAAATTGAGAAATTAAATGCCAAAAAAAATAACCTCAAAAGATTTGCGTGGTCTAACGCCAGAAGAAATAGCTGCACGATTTTCAGCAAGTGATTTAAGGCGTTTTTTAAGGGACAATGAACCGCCTGGATTCCTTGACCGTTTACAATCTGGATTTGCTACAACGCCACAAGGCGAAGTCAACATATTGCGGCGTAGAGGGTTTGACGCATATCTGGACAATGGCCGGCCAATGGTGCGAACGGAATTAGGCACACAGCCGGTTGATCCAGATGAAATTGAAATGGGCGATTTTGCTGACATGGTAGGACGCGCGCCGCGCACCATTCTTTCTACTTTAGCAGGGTTAGCAACCTCACCAGCGGCATTTACGGGCGCACCTATAGCAGCCGCATCTGCAGCCGGCGTTTCTGGTGCTGCAATAGAGCAGGGCATCGCTAATATGTTGGGCAGTGAAGAGGGGGTGAATGTCGGTGATTTGGGGATGGAGGCAATTACTTCTGCCGGTGGTGACATATTGGGCAAACAATTGGCAAGGTTTGGAAGGTATGCTGCTGCACCGTTCAAAGGCGCAATAACAGGCACGCAGCGCAGCAACGTTATAGACGAAGCGGCTCGATTCGACACCAAGCTCGGCACAGACATTAGTAGCCAATTATCAGCAGGTCAGCAATCTACAAGTCCTGTATTGCAAAACGTTGAAGAGCGCGTCAGAGACACATTCCCGGCAACCATAGGCCGTTTTGATGAGGAAGTGACACAACCCTATAACAGAGAAGTAGGCGAAGCGTTTAACCGCATAGTAGGCGATCTGCAGATAGCAAAGGGCGTTGATAGCAATCAGCTATATAACACCGCTGTAGAAACAGGTATTGATGTGCGTAGAGATGCAGTGGGTAAGGCCTACGACGAATTGAAAAAGTTTGTAGCAGATGAAGCAAGGGTTGTAACGACCAATACAGAAGATGCTGTTAAGCGCGTAATGGATCGAACGGGCGCAGGGGCTGGATTCCAAACGGGTGCAGCATTAGATAAAGATTTAGCTGGAATTATGAACGATGTGGGGGATATTACGAGTTTTGGACAGTTAGATAATTTTAGAAAACGCATCGGTAATATGTTGCGAAGCAAACCAGACAATGTGCGCGCAACGGGGTTAGACGCGCATCTGCGTGATATATACGGTGGATTGGCAGAAGATGCTGAAGCGTTCTTTATGCAAGGGACGCGGTTAGAC